TAGAAGCATTTTAGATTCAACTCACTAATAAATAAGGGGATTTTATTTTGGGGTGGTTTTGATACTCAATATGGTACTCAAGATTGAGAAAGTACCTATGTCATTGTATAAAATAAAGCCACCTCAATAGGTGGCTACTTTATCAGATTCTTTTGTGTCTGTAACGACAGATTGTACGTAGGACAATAACCAATAACTTTTTCTACCATCCTTATATGGTTTTTGGTATCTACCTTCACGGATCCGAGTGTCTAGTGTTTCAGGTTCTATGTTAAGCATATGTGCAAATTCAGCACGACCAACACGCCGTTCTTCTTTTGTCTGAGCAATTCGTTCAGCAACTGAAACAATTTTTTCAAGAATACTGGCTTCTATTTTAACAACTTGTCCCATTTACCACCTCACCAAAAAAACCATAATTAAAAAAGCTAAAAGCCATAAAATATTTGTTCCGTAGAGCACTTCTTTCATCCATCAACTCCAGAATCATTTTCTAACTTCATTGCACCTTCTTCAGGATACTCAGTCATCCAAAAGTAATAGCCTTTTCCACTGTGGCCATCTTCAAAAAATGAAATGGTTAATTCAGTTTCTAGTTGATTTAAATCCTTTTCACCATCGGGGTTTACGAAATCTAGGAGGTTTTTTAATTGATGCCCATTTAACGTGATGCTCATTGCTCAGCTCCCGATTGGTTTGCACTTGGATTACCTGGTCTAGCCATCCAAAACTTAATTTCTTCTAGTAAATACTCTTCACCATTTGAGTTTGAAGTCCATAAAGTTTGATAGCCGCCATGGTCTTCACCATTTTCGCCATAAGGCCCATCTACATAGCCAGTGTTTAAAGAACCTTCATGAATGACGTTATGAGAATCTAAGAACAAAACCTCTTCTCCCTCATCTGGAGACTTGGTGGAGGTTAAAATCCAAGTTGGCACCATTTGAGCTTTTGAAGCTTCCCAAATTAAACGTCCAGCAACTTCAATAATGTCATTAACATCATTTTTACTTAGGTGAGCTGTAGCTTGGCGAAGCGTCATCATATTTTTAGAAAGCCAATTATCATAAATTGGAAACTGTGGAGTTGAGGGTATAGGCTGTTTAATCTTTAATAAATAAACATCGCCGTTTTTCTCAACTTCAAGTTCAGACAATATTTGCTTAATAGTTTTCGCGCTAAGTTTGCATACGGTCGCCAATTGAGAAACTGTTAAACCGTAAGTATCGCTTGCCAAGGCTCCATAAACTTTTGCTTTATATTTCGTGAAATTCGTCATTTCATTGGCTTTTTTAAGTTCAGCTGCGGTACTCATATTCACTTTCTCCATGTGGCTTCTTTAAGCTTTACATTCACTAAGCAATATTCAATTTCAGAAGGGTTTACGTTGTCGAACTGATGATTCATATGAGCACCAATCACAAGTAAAGTGCGGGTCATTGTTGAGTAGCGATATTTCATTGGCTAATCTCCATTGGTGCGCCAGGTAATTGAGCTTCACGGTTTTTGTATGCTGTCATTGCTTCATACTTTTGAGTCCCGTTTTCAAGCAGGCGGATCTCGGCGAATAAAGCACGTAAAACATCTATGTTTTGTGCCGCATGGATTCGCTCAATTAGTGGTCTGCCTTTTAACTCATTAAGGCGTTTATAAGAAGCATCTAGTAAAGGTTTGCGTTGTGCTTCTGACCATTGGCGAGTGCGGTCAAAGATTGCATTAACTTCCTCAGCGTTCCCAGCCATATCTATTTCAAAGGCCAATTCGTCTACAAGTTCTTCCGAATAAGTGAAAGCAGCATAAGCAGGATCAGAATCAATTAGATCAAGCTGTGAAAGTTGTTCTTTTCTTTGCTCATAATGAAGTTTTAATTCGCTTAAATCTTCTGAAGTAAGATTTTTTGAACTTGTTAGAATTGTGTTATTTAATTTAGATAACTCATCTAATGTGTCGGCTTGATCAATTAGACCAATAAGCACTGCCTTTGGTGCGGTTGCAGCTTTATCACTGAAAGTTCTTTCTCGAATAACTTTCATTAAATTGTCGCGTTCTAGATCTTCTAGATGTCCATTTGCACCAATCTTGTTTTTAATGGCTTTCAGTTCTTCAGCTGAGGTGCAAGATTCAATTTCACCAATATATGAATCATGTAATACAGAAAATACTTGCTCACTAGCTGTATCAGCTGCATCCATTTCAATAAAATCCAGCTCAGTTAATCGAGCTTGTTTAGCAATCTCAATTTCATCTAATTGATCTTGTGTAAAGCCTTCTTTTTCAAGACCTGAACAAACGTTTTCTACTTCTTGTTCTGTATTTGCAATTTTCAAAGCATCTAGTAAAACTTGGTGTTGAAAATTGTTTGAAGCTTGAGGTTTAGCTATTTCATCAGTAGAAGAAGGTATGAAAACTTCTGTATGAGATGGATCCTCAGCTTTAATTTCCTCTACTTGTTTTTGAGATGCAGCTTTAGTGGTTTTTTTCTTAGAGCCCTTTTGTTTGTCTGCGCCACCGATCGGTACGACAAGTGCTTCTCTTGTATCTACATCACGGCCAACGGCAGCACAAAATGCTTTTAACTGGAGTCGAGCATTTTCGATATCAGCTTGAGCAAAACCATTTGTAATTGCTGATTTAAGAGCTGAGTTTTCATTGAATTTGTACCAATAAATACTACCAGTTGGCTCAATGAGATAAATATCTTGATCCAGTTTAACGTCATCAAGGGTCAGGGGTTGAGTAAACGAAATTCCAGCAAGTTCAATTTTCGGCAGTTGAATACAATACTCATACCCTGGCAAAGAAAAAACTGTAGCCGGGAACTGATCCAAGGAATCAAACTCACCATCGATATGGCGGCAAAGAACAACTTTGCCGGACATCAAAGCATTAAAGGCTTCTTGATTTGAAATTAAATTAGTCATGTTTATTTCCTGCCTTTAATTAATGGTGGAGTTGTTGAGTTTGGTTTTTTTGCTGAGGAAGGGAATTAACTGCCCATCCCATTTGATCTGCACGTGCACGACATGCGTTCACGATCCCAGCTGCATATTGAGAATTTGCAAAAGTTGCAATGGCTTTATCCAGGGTAGATGGATATTTGGCATTCTTGATGCTAGTAAGGGCATTTGTATAACGTTGAGCTAATGACTGAGTGCTATTGGCATTGTTTGCCTGCGAGCTCTGATTAGCTTGCTGACCTTGATTGCCCGTATTACGGTTGTTTTGATTTTTAGATGCTTGGTCCATTTGTTGATGATATTCATTAGTGTCATAGTCCTTAGTGTCATCAATAAGGAACAAACCATTTAAAGCGTATTTGCGAGCGTAAGAGCTTGATGCGCCAAATGTTTGAGCAACATCCATACCTTTCTTATTAACGTCCACGCCAGCATGAGCCGTTACAGTAATCTCTTTGCCGTTAGCATCCGTAAAGACCGCCTTTGCTGTAATAACGACAACTGAGCCAACTTGTTGAACTTCGTCAGTAAGGACCAGTGTTGCACCTAATTCATTTAGATGTGGTTTAACTGCCTCAAGGATATCTTCGCAGTTACGGTATTTATATTTTCCAAAATCATTGGTTTTGTTTTTTGGAGCTTTCAATTCTTGCTGAATTTTATGTAATGCATTGTTTTGATTAGTCATGATGCCACCCAATTAATAACGAGAGTTTTTATAAGCGATACGTTGCTCTGCGCTGTATCGTTGGGGTTGAGTACGATTACTTTGCTCAATAGAGCGTTGATAATTAACGCCGCCTTTAAATTCAGGCTTGAACCATTTTTGTGATAATTCGTCCGTAGTAATCGGACGCGGTTCACTATCTGGAGAATCCTTGACAAGGACGTTGTACCAATTGAAAGGTTGCGCTCTTTTTCCACCAGCAAACTCTTTATCAAAGTCTGGTGTAAAATCTAAAGACAACTTGGCCATGTAAATTTTTGGCCCAAGGCGTACGTGATAAAAGCCTTCTTGGTCTTTAAAAAGGAATTGGCGAAATGGTGTAGTAAAGGTCTTTTTCATGATCAAGCCTCCACCCATTTATTACGATCGATGTAGCCAACCAATAAAATATTTATATTTTTATGGTCATCACGATTAGTAAAGTCATTGAAAGGCTTGCCGCTTAGGTCTGTTACTGACTCAATAGCCAAGTTAGTAATTTCAGCGGCTGTAAAGTCAGATCCTGTAACGCCGTAGCTATCTTTTACGCCCTGAAAATCAAAGCCAACTTTTAGCTTGAATCCATCAATACGAATTACACCTTCACCTGAGTTTTCACCCGTTCTAGTTGCTGCTAATAATTGATATTCAGAACCAACTACTTGTTTGCTTTCGTAGTTGTAATTAGAAGGGACGCTAGAATTAGCGGTTTTGTATTCACAAGATGCCAGAGCTGCAAGTACAGCAATTGCTGTAACTCCAGTTACCTTGTGCTTGTTTGAAACGGTTTTTACGTTCATAATTGATCTCGCAGTTTGCAAAGCACATCGAGAGGTAGAAGGTTCGATGTGCTTTTTTGTTGTTTGCGAGATTATGTTCGCTTAATCGAACAAATGTGTCAATAGTTTGTTCGGTAAATTAAATAAAAAAATTCTAAAAAGCGAACAAAAAATTAAAAGTAAAAGAAAACCCACCATATAGGTGGGCTATTAATGTCTATTTTAAGCTTAGCCAGCTCGCCAAATTTGTCGACCCATAACTTTGAAATTTGTACCATTTTGCTCAGTCACTTTTTTGTCTCGATATTTTTCATTAAGACTATGAAGTATTAAAGCACCACCTTCTTCTTTAAATATTCTCTTAAGCATTGCTTCACCCTCAAAATATACAGCGTATATCTCGCCATCAATGATTTCAGTTTGGGAAATATCAATGCCTACATAATCATCGTTATAAATATATTCCTCCATACTATCTCCTTTAGCTTTGATAATTCTTAAGCATCTAGGATCTATCTGTTTTCTTTGAAAAAAGTTAGGAGGTAGGGGGTATTTCCCATTTATAGCATCAAAATGAAACTCAATTGATTCACCTGGTCCACATGAAAAACTAGCCTCGACAACATCAATCCATACATACCCATTAGCAATTTCAAACTCAACAACATCAGGCTCAAGAATATTATCTGCATCCAATGAAGAAGGCTCTTTAGATGAAAGCCCATGCAACTTGAGGAATTCTTCCATTTTCTGATTATGAATATTCTTAGGGCCTTCACCTGTTAATAGCCATGAACTTGTTGTTTTAAGGCACTTGGCTAGAGCTTCCAAATATTTAGCACTTGGATTGTTTCCATCATTTATCCAGCCCGAAACAGTAGCTCTACCTGCTCCTGTTTCTCTCATTAAATCAGCTTGCTTGAGCTTTAGCTCATTCATTCTTTTATTGATGCGATCTGAAACGTTTTCCATGAGAGCAAACCTATTAACACATGTTCGGAAGTATGAACAAATACATTGACGATTACTCGAACGTATGGTTCAATAAATCGAATTAAAAAGTTCGGGTAATCGAATATGACAGTTGACCAATTAATTACGTTCTACAAAGTAAAGAACAAATCTCAATTAGCTAAAAAAATTAAGAAAGGCCGATCCACTATGACTGAATGGGAAACTAACGGAATTCCTCCAAAGTCCCAAGCTGCTCTAGAGATCTTAACTAAAGGGAAGCTAAAAGCTGACCCAGAAGCTTTAACCGCTTAGGAAACAAATCATGAGTAAATTATCAATTGAATTGAGTGCAAGAGCTAGAAATACACATTCACTGATATTGCAATCGCTTGGAAGTGTAGTAAATGCGGCACTTGGAGAGGAAATTGGCTTTGATGGCCCATGGGTTTCAAAGTTTAAAAATGACAAGAAAAGCAATGGCTTGACCGATCTTGAAACACTTTGCGTTTTATTGGACAAACTTGGATTGAAAGTCATCCCAGAAAGTTATGAGTGTTATGACAAAAAATTTGTGGAAGCAATCTTCTTCTTAGCTCGCATGCAGATTACTCATTCAGCAGATATCAACGATTACCAGTTTGCGTCTATAGCTCCACGCTTAGCGGAATTTGGATATTAAAAAACCACTACCTGCTGGAACAGGAGTGGTTTCGATTCATTAATTTTGAGGTCAATGAATATGCAAACTAATTTATCAAATCAAATGACTAAAGACAATCTGCAAGAGCAGAAACGACAGCAAAGTTATCAATCCTGGCATGAGCCTGCTTTAAGAACCTTAGCTGGTTTACTTAAGAAACGTAAGGAAAATTTAGCTCGCCAAAATCGTGATGAAAAAAATGCAGCCGTAACACGTGATGAGTTTATGCAGTCGCTTGTAGATCAACATGGAGTACATGGCATAAATCTATATCACGCAGGGGTAATTATTTCGAGTCTCTATAGAGCTAAGCGGATCCGCTATTTGGGCTCTTTCATTCAGATCATTGAAGAAGGTGAATTTAAATGACGAATTCACCTTTGCCAAAAACCATTCAAACTGAATTGGGTACAGAAAAACTCTGTATCCATTGCAATGAGTATTTCCCATTAGATGAGGAATTTTTCTGGCGTTCTGGTTCAAAAAGAAAAGATGGCTCAGCTATTTTCTGTGCAACTTGTAAGGCTTGCTATGACATTCGTTATAAACGCAGAAATCATAAAAATCATGAGGTTCAAACATCATGAGTAAATACATCCCTAATTCCTTTCAAGTAGCCAATGCTTTTGTTGACGATGCAATGAGTAAAATCTCAGATGCATCTGTCAAAATCTATTTAATTATTAATCGTAAAACACGTGGCTGGGCAAAAGATTGTGACGCACTTTCTCTTACCCAATTAGAAGTGTTGTCTGGAAAAAGTCATCCGACCGTTGTTCGATGTACAAAAGAACTCATTAAGGTTGGTTTGGTAAAAAAACATGAGCAATCTGTATACGGGAATGTTTACTCATTAATAGACAATTATTTTGTTGGTGAATACATAAACTTCCCCAACAAAAGCTCAGTACTTATTCAATCTTTTAGTTTATTTAATGGTCAGCTAGTTAAAAATTTTAACTACCAGAAACCTGCACCAAAAAAATTAACTAAGGGTAAAAAGAGCAAAAATCTCTGCTTAAATTTTCCTCACAAATCACGCTTGCTAGTTAAAAATTTTAACTACCTTGAAAACCCTAGCCAGTTAAAAAATTTAACTACTGCTAGTAAAAATTTTTTACCCCTACTAGTTAAAATTTTTAACACACAAAACACACTATCAAAACCAACTTATCAAAATAAAAAAAATACATGGTTTGTTTTGGAAAATTTGAAATTAGAAATTTGTTCAATCAATCCGTCATTTGATACCAATGAGATTTTTAATGCCTCTTGGTTTGAGAGAGAGCTAAAAGCCTTCAATGGTTTTAATGAGGGGCGCAATCACTCTGATTTCCACATGATTAAATTCTTTGCTGAGTGGATGCTTAAAGCTCGCGCTAAATACGCAAAGATGAAAACACCGGCACCACGTTCTGAAATCAAATCTTCAAATGGCCAACAAGCACAATCTGAAAACTCACTTCCTGATGTGATTACTTTTGCATCTGAAAAACAGCTATTCGCATTTGCACGCCGTTTAGCTCTTCACCCGAGTTTGCCAGACAAATACACACAGCCTGGAGAGTCTTGGCAGGAAGTAGGAAAGCGCATAGCAAATTTACTTTCTGATCCTGAACAACAAAAACCATTAATTCCATATTTGGTCGAACTTGGATTTAAGAACCCAACCAAGGGAGCTACAGCATGATTAACTTGAAAAAGTTTATTGAGCAAACCAAGCCTGAAGAAATATTAAAACACCGCCCAGACGGCGCCACACATTGGCAAGCTGGAGTGTATTACCGAGAAAGTAAATACGGCGTATGGGCTAAATACGATAGAGGTTGGATCACTTGTTTCAAATGGCCTGATGGAATCATGACGCCATTATCAAATGTGGAGAGAGTTTTAACGGGGGATGCTCAGTGAAATTAAATAAATAACTTGTGAGTCAAAAGGAACCAGTCATGAGTGAGCTTCAAAATTGTCTACATGGATTTAATTCAGCCTGCTTAATTTGTGGGTTTTCCCATATTGAAGGAAATAAGGTTTGGTTTGACTGGGCTTACAAGCACCAGCAAGTAAAAGTTGATGGGCTTAAAAGTCAGCTCAAGCATGCTGGCTATACCGATAATGGTGGTGAGTTGATGAAACCGCCTATAGGGAAGCCTCCGCGTTTTGATTTATTGGGTGAGCTTAAAAACTCAATAAGTGAAATGGCTCAAAAGTACAGAATTGAAGCACACGAATTAGGTCGTATTAGAGATTTTGAAAAGTCTCAGATGTGTAGCCATTTTGCTAATGAATTGGAAAATTTAAATAAGGGTGGTGCTTGATGAGCAAGGTTTTAATCGGAGTTGATACAGGGGTACATACTGGTTTTGCTGTAGCCATTGACCAAGGGAAAGGTGGCGAGCTTCAGGATGTTGGCTCACACACTATTACTCAAGCAATGAGCAAAGTGTTAGATCTTGCTGAAGCCCATGGGAAACAAAATATTAAATTATTTATTGAGGATGCCAGAAAACGTACCTGGTTCGGTAATGCCGATGCACGACAAGCGAAAAGCGGAGCTGGTACACGTGAGGGAGTCGGATCTGTTAAGCGTGATGCTCAGATCTGGGAGCAATGGTGTATTGAACAAAGTTTGAATTATTTGATGATTCACCCAGCGGCAAATAAAACCAAAACCGATGCAAAGTATTTTTTAAAACTTACAGGGTGGGCAAAACGTACAAATGAACATGCACGAGATGCAGCAATGCTTGTATTCGGTCGATTTGCAAAGTTTTGATGTGGTAAAGGTTTTTAGAAGTTGTTTTTTAATCATGGTAAAGGGTAAATAGGAAGGCGATTATGTTAGTTGAAAAGTTTGATTTTATTGAGTTACTTCGCCTTGCTATAGCTCAAAGCGAAGGTAAGGGGAAAATTACTAAACATGTTGTATTGGGGGAAATCGCATTATTGCCAGCAGGTGCAAAGAAATGGGCAGAGCTCCTACTTGAGCGCGTTGATTTTGAACGCATAACGGAGGTTACAGAAACCAAGAAAATTTATGAGACCAGATTAATCAATGGTCAGGAATTAAAAAAGCGCATTGGTGAAATACCTGGCAAAGTGGAAATTAAAAAAGGTGAAATTAATTCTGGTGATTTTTTTCGTGTAAGAAACTTCTTGGCTGGGAAGATCCATAGGGAAATGATTAAAAAGAATTTCAAGCCGAACAATTGTCAGGGCGATTTAACAAATGTGGCCAAGGGAATAGCAGAAGTTGTTTTACATGGGCGATTATTTACTAAGGCGATGTGTGGGCATTGTCAGGGGCTGGGTAAATTGGAGTTATTTAATGCTAAAGGATATCCAGACGGCTCCAAGTTTTGTGAAAAATGCATAGGTACAGGGAAGCGACCATATACATTGCATGAAAAAATTACGATCGCAAAATTAAAAGTTTCTAAGTCTGGTTATTCTGAGCGATATGAACCATATGAATTAATTGCTGAAGCATGTATCGAAAATTGGGAAAACAGCATTAGAACTAGCTTGGCTAGATCGTTTCATTTTGAACCAGAAGAAATATCATTAGCTTGACTTAAACAGAACGGTTGAGTATAAGTATTTCTAAAATGGGCGCTTTATACATAGATCGCCTGAAAAAATTTTAAAGAGCTCGCCAAATCGGTGGGCTTTTTTAATGTGTGCTATATTCCCGTTTAAATTAAAACTGGTAAATATTATGACACTTTGTGTTGGCGGTGAATTAGATGGTCAAGAGATTGAAAAAGATGTGAAGTTATTTAAAGCTTCAGAAATTGACCCTAGCTACACATCAACTTATTACCTTCAAATTTATAATCGCGACAATGTGTTTTATAAGTTTTGGCATCCTCACGGAGTTGATCTTCATAAGCTATCAAATAAAGTTTTAGAAATTCTTCGCTCAACAAAAAGTTAGTTTTATCGTTTGCCGAAAGTTTTACGGCACTTGAAGCCCCGCTAAATATCGATTATTGGCGGGGCCTTTTCTTTTTTGGAGTATGTATGACTGAATTTCAAAAAAACATAAATGAGATTAGACGGCTCCAAAGAGAGCTAAATCACATGGGAAGCTGCACTACCAAGGGCCTCACAGAACAACAGATCGCTCAATTAGATGAGCGATTTTTTTTGGCCTTAAAACAACAAAGCAAGTTAATTGCTCGTCTCAACAATAAGCCTGAGGGTTTTCTTTAAAAGGTCTTAGGTATGGACAGTAAAGATTATTTTTGGCTAACAAGAAAAAAAGAGCCAAAAACAAAACCTAAAAGCCGACCATTGCCTAAGGCTACACAAAAGTATTTAGAGGCCGAAGAAGACTTTACTCAAGCTTTAGATTTTCTGGAAATTAAATACGAAAAGAAATTCCAGTTTAAATCTACAAAGCATTGGCGTTTTGATTTTCATTTAATTGAACATCGTATTTTAGTTGAAATTGCGGGTGGCCCTTGGTCAGGTGGACGCAAGGGTAAGCTTAAAAACAAAGCTTGGAGCCTTGATCGTTACGATGTGGCTGAAGAGATGGGCTATACCGTAATTCGCATAGAGACAGCATCAAGATGCCGTATTGATGAGTCTGGACCTTTGCAGTTACGGACAGAATACGCTAGTCAGTGGCTAAAAAATTTAAAGAGGCAAATATTTAATGGATCAGATCAGACCATTCCCGCAACCAGACTTTATTGATCAGGCTGAAGAAGAGGAAGCAATCCGTTTAATACCAGCACCAGACCTGAAGAAATGGGTTGTTGCCAATTTTCTAACGCTTGGTGGACCTCTACACAATCCAGACCATGATCATATCGCTGAGCTACTTCACGACAATAAGCAATTTCTCGATTTTGCATGGGCTTCTTCTGCTTATACGCGAGCTAAGCGTATGGTGTTAGGCCAATGTGAAAAGGTTATGTTTCAACAAGGCGGATGGAAGAAAGCTCGCCAAGAGCAACAAATGCGGGATTGGTTCGGATTTGTGCCGACTTACTTAATCACAATCGACGCTACCTTTTGCGATAAAGCCAATGATAGCGAGTTCTGTGCTTTGCTTGAACATGAGCTTTATCATATTGGCGTAGAGCGAGATGGAGACGGTGAGATTATTTACAGTGATCATACTGGCTTACCAAAGCACTATTTAGCTGGTCACGATGTGGAAGAGTTTATCGGTGTTGTTAAGCGTTGGGGCGCAAATGAAAACGTTAAGCGGCTTATTGAAGTCGCTAAAAACCCGCCGTTTGTTTCTGATTTAGATATATCAAAATGCTGTGGAAACTGCGTTATCACATGATGAGCCTTAGGGCTCTTTTTTTTGGCTATTTAGGTTGACGTAGGTTGACAGGATTGAGGATATGGCGGCTCTAAAAAAAGAGGTAAAACTCTTTATAGTTCGCTCACTTGCCGTATTTAATACACCCACAGAAACTGCTGAGCTCGTCAACCAAGAATACGGGGTAAAAGTAACTAAACAGCAGTGTGAGAAATACGACCCAACTAAACGGGCAGGTGAGAACCTTAGTGAAGAGTTAAGAATTGATTTTGAAAAGACTCGTGAAATGTTTTTGGGCAAGCCTGAAGCAATACCTATTGCCAATTTAGCGGTACGTATGCAGCGATATGAAAGCCAATATCAGAAACATAGTAGAAACCGAGTAGCTGCGATGAATATTCTTAAACAAGCGGCAGAGGACATTGGCGGGAAATATACCAACAAAACAGAGCTAACCGGCGCTGGTGGTGGACCACTCCAAAGCGAGAATATAACCCAAGTTGTTGCAACGCCTGAACAGATAAAGCAGGTGTTAAATGAACTCCAAGGTAAATACTAAGCTGCTAGAAATGCAGTTAGAGCAAGAGCTATGTGAGAAAGAACACCTATTTTTTACACGTCGTTTTTTCTTACCTCGTATGGGCTTTAAATTTTCGGTCAATTGGCATCATGAATATATTGCCGACAAGATCGACGAGGTTATTGCAGGGAAGGTTAAGAACTTAGTTATTAACGTTCCACCGGGTAGCGGTAAAACTGAATTACTCACGAATCTAATTGCCCGTGGCATAGCGCGTAATGCTCGTTCCCGTTTTCTCTATTTGTCTTTCTCACAGTCACTTGTAGAAGATGTATCTGCAACGGCAAGGAATATTGTTAAGTCGGAAGACTTTCAGAATTTATGGCCTATCAAGATATCGACAAGTACCGATGCTAAATCAAGCTGGAAAACTACAGTTGATGGTTACGATGCTGGTCATGTCTATTCTGCATCAATGGGTGGGCAGGTTACAGGTCGCCGTGCAGGTACTTTGGCGGATGAGGGTTTTACTGGCGCAATTATTCTTGATGACCCCTTAAAGCCTGAGGATGCATTTAGTCAGACCGCTAGACGCAAAGCTAACCGTAAGATTCTAAACACGGTCAACTCGCGTAAAGCTAAATCTGATACACCAATTATTCTGATCATGCAGCGTTTACACGTTGAAGATCCTACTAACTTTGTGATGACTGGTAACGTTCCCGGTGAATGGGAACAGATCATTATTCCAGCGCTTATTGATGATGAATACATTAGTAAGTTGCCAGAAAAAATACAAAGCAAAATTCCACGTAATGTTGAGCGAGATGTTAAAGGCCGACAAAGCTATTGGCCCTTAAAAGAATCATTGCAATCTCTATTGCAGCTCGAAAAGGGTGGTCAAGACAAAGACGGCGCAACGGTATCTCGTTACACATTTGCAAGCCAATATCAGCAAGCCCCTAAAAAGCTAGGTGGTGACCTTGTTAAGTCTGAGTGGTTCCCACGATATCTTGAATTACCTGTCCTTAAATGGCGTGCAATATGGGCTGATACAGCTCAGAAGGTCAAGAAACATAACGACTATTCAGCGTTCATATGTGCTGGCCTTGGCTATGACAACAACCTTTACATCATTGATGTGAAACGAGGTAAATGGGAAGCGCCAGCGCTATTAAAAGTAGCTAAGGACTTTATCAATAAGCACAAGGACAGCAACACCAAGATTGGCAAGCTTCGTTATATGGCCGTAGAGGATAAGGCGAGTGGTACTGGATTAATTCAAACCATTGCTAAAGAAACAACATTACCTATTCGGGCTATTCAGCGCGGAGATGACAAGCTATCGAGGACTATGGACGTCATTCTTTATGTTGAAGATGGCCGAGTCTTATTGCCTGCTAATGCACCATGGCTATTGAACTACGTTGAAGAAATAGAAGGACTCACCGCTGATTGGTCACATGATCATGACGATCAGTGGGATCCGACCATTGATGCGATTAACGATTCAATTGCAAGCAAGCCAACTGTATTTGATTAGAGGAAGTTATGACTGAAATTAAAAAGTCCGATGCAATTGGCGATGCAGGGGCGTACACAAACTTTGTCTCAAATATTGGTACAGACCGTGATAAGGCATCACATGGAACATTCGTTAAGAAGGTTATTCCAGATGAGCAATTAGAAGCGGTATATCAACACTGGTTAGCCAAGCGCATTGTGAACCGACCAGCAAGCGACATGCTTCGAGCAGGGTGGTTCTATGAGGGGATTCAGGATAATGATTTAGAGAAGCTTAAGGAGGCGTGTAAGGCTTTTAATTTAGATGGGGTGCTCTTATCCAGCTTGGTCCTTTCTCGATTATATGGCGTTTGCTATGTGCTCTTAGGTACGGTGGACGGCGGCAACTTAGATCAACCGTTTGATTTAAACAAATTGGGCATCGGTCGTTTAGAGTTTTTCACCGTACTCAAGAAAAAGCAGATTGAAGCCGATACTTCAAGGTACTTGCCACCAAATGAAGCAGGTGGGCTTTTAAAGCAGCCAGAATATTACAAGCTTAAACTCGATGGCAAATCTAACCAACGGATCCACCACACACGCTTAATTAAATTTGGTCATGCTGATGTGGTCAATGAAGAGCCAGTGAGTGTTTTACAAGAAGTTTACGAGGATCTGCTAGATCATGCGGCTGTAAAGAAGGCCACTGCAAGTCTGGTCCATGAATCAAAAATTGATGTGATTAGAACGCCCAACTTGGTTGACAAGATCAAAGAGGACCTAAAAGGTGTGGCAGAGCGTTTTCTTAGTGTTGGTCTGCTAAAAGGTCTCAATGGCATGATCGTGCTCGATGCCGAAGAAGAGTATGACTCTAAATCTTATAGCTTTGGTGGCTTACCTGAACTTATGCGTGAGTATTCGATTCAAACTTCTGGTGCTGCGGATATACCCTATACAATTTTATTCGGTCAATCGCCTGCTGGGATGAATGCCACGGGTGAGCATGACACTCGAAACTATTACGACAGTATAGCAACCAAGCAAACATGGTCATTGAAACCGTTCATGTTGAAGCTTTTACGAGTCATTGTACAAGCTACATTTGGTCGCCAGATTCCAAGTTTGGAAGTTGTATTTAATCCGCTATGGCAATTGGATGGCAAAGTTCGAGCGGAAGTTGAAAAGGCGAATGCAGAACGGGATGACAAATATCTTCAAATGGGTGTCATTACAGAGCCACAAATAGCAAAGCAGCTTGTTATTGACGGTGTTTATTCAGTAATTGACGAAGAGCATATCAAAGGGCTTGAGACAATGGTGAAGCTTAATGACAACGATAATACAGATACTGAAACCACACCTCCAGCAGGCGAAGAAGCGTAAGAAAGGCCGTAAAGCTACCAAGCCTAGAGCTGTGCACGTAAATCGCCGTGTAGAGCTTTATTACACACGGCAATTGTTAGCTATATCTAAATACTGTCAGGACCAAACTAAGGATCTAGTCATTCCAACGGTAGGCCAGAACATCGGTGATGCTTGGTTTTCTGACATGATGACGGCGTTTAGGGAAAAGCTCACAAAATACGTTGTTGAGATTTCCCGACCGTTGGCCACAAAAGTTGTGACTGATACCCAAAAGGAAGTGGACAAGCAAATTGGAGAGCACACCAAAGCAATTATTGGTGTGGATCTAACGCCGTTTTACCGAGCTGCTGATATTCAGGATGAAGTAGACCTAAATATTACTGCAAACGTCAGTTTGATTAAGTCTATTCCTCAGCAATACGCCGATAAGCTTGAAGTTCTAATCACCAATGCTTTGCAGACTGGCCAAACAAATGAACAACTAGCAAAAGCAATTAAAGATTTAGGGTTGTCTACTGATTATCGTGCTCGTCTTATTGCTAGTGATCAGATGGGCAAGATTAACGGCCAAATTAACCAAGCCCGACAGCTTTCAATGGGTGTTGAAACTTACACATGGCAAACGGCGAAAGATGAGAGAGTGAGGCCAGATCATCAACATAAGCAGGGTAAAACCTTTAGATGGGATTCGCCGCCAGATGGTGGGCATCCCGGACAACCCATCCGCTGCCGTTGCACAGCCTTGCCTAACTATGAGGATATTTTGATTGATTAGTTATATTGAAATCATTTATAACTGAAAAAAATTGGAAGAATATTATGATCTTGGTTTTTAATGATTTAAACGGATATCAACATACCATTTCATGTGAGCGTTTGGTTGTTGAGGATCAAATTTATATTGGATATACCGCGTATAGCATCACAAATCTTCTTGATATAACCGGAAATTACAACATACAAGTAAGAGATAAAATTTTCCTTAATGGAAGTAGTGAAGTTTTCACTTTGAACAGATCTGACGAATTAATAAAGATTGGAGATATAGCTCTCTGAACTTTGTAACTTGAATAAACCCACCAAAGTCGGTGGGTTTTTTATTAATTGAAAAAGGTAAGGCTATGCATTGGAAAGATTCAAAACCATGCGGCAAATGTCTTTCATGTAGGCGCTACAACGGCACAAATGGCAGTGGCTATCAACCTTGTCATAATCCTATACCCAAAGCTTCACCGCCAACAGTTCAGACCCCTCCAATTAAATGGGACGAAGCAAGTAACTTAACGCCGGAGCAAATGAGCCAGATCCGAGATCTAACTTTGAAAAAAGTATTTTTGTCAGTTTTTTTAATCTCAATTCCTATTCTGATTTGGAAATTAGATTCAATCATCATGGCTTTTAAGGCCTAATTTTAATGTGAGGATTAGAAGTCGTGAGACGTAAAAAGTTTTCAAAAAAAAGGTTCTATCGCCGTTTAGTGGCACAGGGATTTGTTAAAGGTGGTTATGTCAACTGGAATGGCGAGCTAGAACACTGGCAACTTCCTTATTGTAACTTTCCAGACTTAGCAAAGGCAGCGGGTAAAGCTGCAGAAAAATTTCTAGAGGTGGCTGAAAGCTTAAAAGGATTTCAGCCGCCAAATTTTAAAACCATTAAAACAAATATTTTTATTGATGGTGTAGATCTCGGTTCAACAAAAGATTTTTCTATTACCTATTCAAGAACGTAATTTTAAAAATTGATAAAGCCACCTTCGGGTGGTTTTTTATTGAGCGCAATTTATGAAAAACATTTACCTCTTCAAGGTAGGTGACTTTGCGCCAAGTGAATCGACACGCTCATTTACCAAAGAAGGGTATTTGAAATGCGTCAATGTTCGCTTAGCTAAAGCACCTCAGGTACGTCAGTACTACGCCTATGAGTTCCCGTCTTTAGAGGGATATTCAGCAGACCAGATTATTAACATCTATACGCCTGCAGAAGAACTCTTTAAGCCAGAATCGATTGCAAGTTTCAATGGCGTAGATGCTACTGACTATCACCCACCTAAAAATGAAATTAACGCCTCTAACTGGAAGGATTATCACATTGGCTATTGTGAGAACGTTCGGCAGGAAGGGGATTATTTAGTGGGTGATCTGCTCATTAAGGACAAGATCAGTATTGACCTTATTCAAAGTAACGAGCGCATTGAAATGTCGCTTGGCTACGGGGCCATGTTAGTTGTTGAGCAGGGCACGGCGCCAGACGGTACGCCGTACCAAGCTAAATTTATCAATTTTAATGGTGATCACATAGCTCTCGTTAAATACGGGCGTTGTGGTGGTGATTGCCGCATCGGTGACGAAAAGCAAACTCCAAAGGGGAAAACAATGGAAGTAAGTGTAAACGGTATTCGTTTTGACATTGGCGATAACAAGCCCTTGGCGGATGCATTAAAGCAGCAACAAGATCAGCTTGAAAACTTGAAGGCTGCAAAACTTAAAGTTGGTGATAAGCAATTTTCTATCGGTGATGAACTAAACGCAGTTCAAGCAGTGGTAGATCAATTGCATACTGAAAAAACCTCACTTGAACAAAAAGTCGGAGATCTGGAAAAGAACCAGATGACGCCTGAAAAACTCGAACAAGCCGCAGCCGAACGTGCTGCCGTGATTGCTGATGCTAAAGCATTGGTACCATCAGTTAAAACCGATGGCTGCACATGTGAGCAAATCAAGCGCGATGTAATTGCAGCTAAAGCGGGAGATGCTTTAGTAACAGCTTTAATGGGTAGCGTTGCTGTAGGTGATGCAAAGCCTGAGCAGATCGATACAACTTTCCGCGCATTGTCTGCCGTGAAGTCGACTACACCAAGCAATGCAGTCGGTGACGCATTAAATCAACAGCAACAACAGCAACACAATAATCAGGACCCTAAGGAAAATAAGGGTTATGACAAGTCTGCTGCATACAAAACAATTTAAGGGGAACTTGAATCATGGTTCAGCAATTAAATGCGGTAGTCGGTCAGCGTGGCCGTTTAACTGCCAAAGAAGTTGTACTTTCATTACCGCTTTCAGGCACGACTTTAGTTAACGACGGCGATGTAGTTGTCCGCACGACTGATGGCAAATCTGTAACGGCAGTTACTGGTGCTACACCAACACGTTTTGGTGTGGTGGTACGCCACGGCGTGGGCAAGACTGGCAAAACAGCGGCTGGGAAAGAAGCTTATAAGGCTGCTGACATGTTGCCAGTAATGTTTGAAGGAGCGATTTGGGTAAAACCTACAGTGCCTATCACAGACATTACCGCTGCTGTTTATGTGAAAACTGCAAACGGTACCCCAGCGGCGCCGTTGGGTTCACTTTCAAGTGCCGCTACTGACGGAACATTACTACCTGGTGCAGCATGGGAAACTGTGACTGGTGCCGATGGTTTAGCCCTCCTTAATCTTCGTGGAGCTTAATAGAACATGAGCAAATTAGTAAAAATGAAAGCACGCTTAACGCCGATTTCATACGCCATTCAAGCAGAGGTAGGTGATGCGTTCAATATGGATGCATTAGCACAGCTTTTCATTAAACTTGAAGAGCAAAATGAAATCACTCCACAGCTTCAACAAGTTTTGGACTATGCCAAATTCATTCCAGTAACCAATGTGCAGGCTGCATATGGTGGCGGTGAAATCCTGTCACGTAAAAAAGGTGTGGGCTTAGGTAAAGACTATGCAGGTACTGGTGATGATATCCCGCTTGCAGAAGTAGAATATGACACTGTGCAGTTACCTGTGAAAGTCGGTACGATCGGTTACCAATATTCAATTGTAGAGTTGGCAACAGCACAGGCAATGAACCTTGCACTTGAAGCTGATAAAGTTCAGGCAGCAAACTTGGCTGCTGAAAAGCACATGTCTAATGTGGCTTGGTATGGCTACACCACAGCGAATGCTAGTGGTCAGCTCACTCAGGTAAATGGCTTTCTTAACCAAACTGGCGTAACGGTAGTGACGGGTCAATATAACTGGGCTACTGCAACAATCGAACAAGTCCTTTCAGACTTTAATAAATCGCTTGCAGATGCTGCAAATCAGTTTGATGGTGATGCATCGATTGAACCTGATACCTACATCCTTGCATCGAATCAATATTCGAATCTTGCTAACCGTGTTGTGGCTGACTCTGGTGGTAAGACTTTCCTTGACTGGGTAACTGAAAAGAATATTTTCGCTACTCAAGGCAAACCATTAACTATCCGTGGTTCTGGTCGTGGTAATGGCAAAGGTACAGCAGGTGCTGACCGCTCCATCATCTATCGTCGTGATCCGTCATGCATCCAGTTTAAAGGTAACAGCGTTGAATTTTTGACGGCTCAACCAAAAGGCTTAGATGTGCTTGTGCCTGGTCACTACAAATACCAAGGCGTTTGGCTGAAGCGTGTTGACTCGCTTCGTTACTTTGACCATGCATAAGGAATAAAACCACATGGCTAAATATTCATACACATACAGCGGCTCTAATGCCGCTTTTGTTTTTGCAGGTGTAACAACTTTGCCAGCAGGAATCGCCGTAGCGCTTGAAGCAGATCAGCACAAGGAACTGCAAAAAAATAAATTTGCCAAGCATCTTGTTGATTCTGGTGAGCTTGATATTCAGGAAATTGAAGAAGCAGAACCAAAATCAACAGGTGGTCGTAGCGGCGGCAAAGGTGGCAAGCAAAACAATGCAGCTAGTGATGCAGCCAAGGCAGCAGATGAAGCTGCTTTGGCCGCCGTGAAAGCTGAACTAGCAGCGCTTGAAGTAACGTTCAGTGATGATGAAACACTTGAGCAGCTTCAAGCTAAGTTAGCTCAGGCTAAGGAATAAGGTAGACATATGGACGTACAAACGTTTCGCCAGAAATTCTCTACCGATACGGCTTTAGTCAGTTTGCCTGATGTAAAGATTCAAGATGCATTAGAAGAAGCAGATCTGGTCGTATCTCAAATTGAGTTTGGCGCATTAAAGGAGCGTGCTGTAGGTCTATATGCAGCGCATATTCTTAAAGTCAGTACTACTAGCGGCAATGGTGCTGCTTTTGGTACCGCCTCGAGCATGACTATCGCGGGTCAAAGTGTGAGTTATTCTCGATCATCGAAAGAAGCTTTCTATGATCTCAGCATGTATGGCCAGCGCTACCTTGCCTTAAAAAATTCAATTCCAATTGATGATGAAGGTACAAACCCTAACCGTTTAGGCGTTGGTGCTTTTGTCGTATAGGAGATACCCATGCCTTTTAAATATCAGGCACCAGAAGGTTACAAGCCAACCAAAATCGTTATTGCTGGGCAAAACCTAGATATCAAAAACGGTGTTTTAGAATCTGATAATGACATTATCCATATTTTAAAGCCCTTAGGTTTTGAACGCTTTGTCGAAGTGGTTGAGCCAAAGAAATCGACCGTCTCTGCTAAAGAGTAATTAAGCTATGAGCGATTATCGTGTTGATAAGCAAGTCAACTTTGATGAGATGAATAATCGCGTTAGGTTTGAAATAAGACGCACGGTTAACGCTCTTACTTTACGCTTACAGCGGATTGTTCAGGAAGACATGTTGAGTGGCCAACGATTGAACGTACAGTCTGGTCGCTTACGTGGATCCGTTTCATCAAAAGTGGATGAGGATAAGGATTCGATTGAGGGAACGGTGGGAGCTGGTGGTGCTTTGGTGCCTTATGCACCTGCACATGAGTTTGGTTTAAATGGTTCTTTGGGAGTTAAAGCACACCTAAGAACAATTAAGCAGGCTTTTGGACGACCTATATCACCGGTTCAAGTCAATATTAAAGCTCATTCAAGGAATGTACGTTTTAGAGAATTGCGTTTTATGCGTGATTCACTGGATATCGTGGCCAAGATTGTGCCGAAAAATATTGATGCAGCAATTGAGCGGGGGTTAGCAAGTGGATAGCGAAGCAATCTATCAAGCGTTGTTTGATCGGTTAAGTACAAAAGTAGAAGGGTTGATTACCGTAAGTCGCCGTTTACGTCACTTTAACCATGTAACACCAGAACAGCGACCAGCCATGTTTATTACACAGGGTAATCAACAGGAAGTACCGGTACATGGTTTAGATTCAAAAGTTGAGCTAGCTGCAGAGGTTTATCTCTATATCCATGAATCGGACACTGCAAAGCCTCCATCATCACAGATGAATGTTTTCATCGATCGTGTACGTGAAGCTATCAAACCAGAACATCCGGAATTTAGCGAATATCAAACCCTAGATGGTTTGGTAGAGCACTGCTGGATCGAGGGCACAGTAGAAGTATATGAAGCGGTAGAAAACATGCTGGATGATCAGGCGATTGCCATTATCCCTATCCGGATCCTCACCACTAACTAACAAAATATTCATTTTATGACCGCCTCGATGGCGGTTTTGTCATTTTAGAGAGGTCAAAATAAATGGCTCAATATTTATTTGGTGCTGGCAAGATCTTTGCTACACCGATCCAAGATGTATTCGGTCAGCCGATTAGTAATCCCACACCGGTTGAAGTAGGCGTATTACAGTCGGTAGGTGTCGATATTAGTTTCGACTTAAAGGAACTCTTTGGCCGTGGACAGTTCGCCGTTGATGCTGCACGTGGTAAAGGCTCTATTAAAGGTAAAGCATCGTTCGGCCGTATTAATGGCACATTGTTAAATTCCATTTTCTTTGGTGGTGTAGTTGCTGAAGGCGGGATTGAGACAGTATCTCAAACGATTAATGGTGAAATCGTTCCTGCAGGTGGTCTAGTAACTCCAGTAGTTCCAAATAGCGGCACCTTTGTTAAAGATTTAGGTGTAACAGATGGAAAGGCCATTCCACTTAAACGTGTGGCATCAGCACCTGTGGCTGGGCAATACAGTGTAGATGCTGCAACTGGTGCATATACTTTTGCAACGGCGGATGTTGGGAAAGTTGTTTTTATCAGCTTCCGATATTCGGCAACAGTAGCAGGTGGTAAGTCAATTACCGTGTCTAACTTAGACATGGGTTATACACCTGAGTTTGCATTAGATCTGCAACGTGATTACAAGGGCAAATTCATGCACATGAACTTCTACCGTTGTACTAGTAACAAGCTTGGGTTCAGTTCAAAACAGGACGATTATGATATTCCTGAGTTTGAATTCCAGCCTATGGCTGATGATCTCAATCGTGTTTTCAAAATGGATTTATCGGAGTAATAGCAAATGCAATTTAAGCAAGTTGAAAACCCTCGTGGCTCTACAGTTATTGTTGATGGCCAGCCATTTGTTTTTGCTCCATTGTCTCTTGGTGCAGTTGAGAAACTATTGCCGGCACTTCAATCATTCAAGCCAGATGATGTCGGCACTGTGATTGATGTGGCACACAAATCCTTGAAGCGAAATTACCCCGACATAACTCGTGATGATGTTGCTGAGATGCTGTTTATGGATCAGCTCACAGAAGTGATGGAAGCTGTAATGTCTGTGTCTGGTCTTAAGGGAAATGATGACGGCGCTGCAGGTGGCTCGGGGGAATAGATTGGGAGGAGCTGTACACGCATTTAGTGCTGACGATGGGCAAAGATTACGACTATGTTCGTAATGAAATGGATCTACCTAGATTAAGAGCATTAGGTGCGTATCAGCAAAGTAACCCTCCCGCACATATAGGTATACAACGCCTTTGTCGTATCTTGGAGGCATTTATGGGAATTGAGGAAACTGAACCAGTTAAAACAATTTCTAATGAAGATGATGAAGACGATATGCTTGAGGTTTTAGAAAGCTTTCCGCAGGGTGGTTAAGGCTGCCCTTATAAATATTAATGTGACATTAAGTAACCAGTTTGTTAAATTGTACGAACTTTATAAGAAATGGTGAAATTATGACTCAAACAAAATTTTGTTATGCCTGTGGCCAACAAATTGATGTTCGTGCAGAAATTTGCCCTAAATGTGGTGTAAGACAGCAAGATGTTAGAATCACTGGGCGAAAAAGTAAGGTGGCTGCTGGCGTATTTGCATTGCTACTAGGTGGGTTTGGGGCTCATAAATTCTATTTGGGTAGAGTTGGCCAAGGTATCTTATACCTTATTTTCTGCTGGACTTTTATTCCAGCTATTATCGCATTTATCGAGGGTATTCTTTACCTATGCAGTTCTGATGAAGATTTTGCAAAAAAATATGGCTAAGTAATTTGCCATAAATGATTTTAAAGCCTTGCATTTGCAAGGCTTTTTTATTTCTCCACAGCTCCTTTAAAGGGGCTTTTTTTATGCCTGTGAGGAAGTTATGGCAAATAATAACCGTGTTGAAGTTCATGTCGGTGCCAAGACCTCTGAACTAAAAGAGGGTATGAAAGACGCTGAAAAAATAGTTTCAGATTCTACAAAGAAAATTGAAAACTCGAGCCAAGGTATAGATCTTAAAATAGATCTTTCAGGGGTGCGGTCTGAACTAAATAATTTTGCTAACAACATTTCAGATAAGTTTAAGAGTGTTGGTAATGACATAAAAGAATCTTTAACAGGCGGTTTCTCACTAATTAAAGGTGGCTTTCTTTTAGGGATTGGTGAGGAAATAGCAAAAACTGCTGCGGAAGCAATTGGTGCAATACCAGAATTAGTTTCTGCGGTTGGTAAAGCATCCAAAGAAATTGAAATTCAATCACGATTAGCTAATGCCAATACAACAGAGTTTCAAGAGTGGGCTTTTGCTGCTAGCAAGGTAAATGTAGAGCAAGACAAACTTTCGGACATCATGAAGGATGTAAACGATAAGTTTGGTGATTTTATGCAAACGGGTGGCGGTGAAATGGCCGACTTCTTTGAAAAAATCGCCCCTAAAGTTGGAGTTACTGCAAAAGAGTTTCAAGGTCTATCAGGACCTCAGATTCTTGAGAAATACTACCAAACCCTACAAAAGGCAAATGTTTCACAGGCTGAAATGACCTTCTACATGGAGGCAATTGCGAATGATGCAACTTTATTGGCACCTTTACTCGATAACAATGCAGAAAAACTAAAAGAATATGCAAAACAAGCTCATGACCTAGGCGTCATTATGAGCACAGAAGCCATGGAGTCGACAAAGGAGTTCAATACTGCATTAGGAACAATACAATCTACACTGCAAGGTGTAATGACTCGCATGGCAGCACAAGCAGCACCAGCACTTACAGATCTAGCAAATAGATTTCTGACTTTTGCAGTGGATTCGAAAGAAGGAATAGATGATTCAATAAAGTCGATTATAGGGATTTTTGAAAGCCTCTTTAGTATTGTTGGTGAAATCTTTAATACCATTGGTGGAATTTGGAAAGATTTAACTAGTGATATTGGTGATGGCTCATTATCACAAATTGGCTTCATGGATGCTGTATCAGTAGCTTTAAGAGCATTAGGTGTTGTTGCTACAGGTTTACAGGTAGCTATCCAATCGGCATTTGCAATTATCCGCGCCGTCGTCGTCACCGTTTGTCAGGCTTTAATCATTGTCTTTAACGGACTTATGGCCGGCTTTGATATGGTGCGCAATACAATTCAGTTCGGATTGGATGTACTTCAGGTAAAGTTTCAAACCTTTGGTAGTGTTGTAAACAATATCCTTCATTTTAACTTCTCAGGTGCGAAAGCAGCATGGGAAGGTGGATTATCTCAATTAGGTGGTATTACTGATCGATATACCAACCAAATGAAAGGGAGAATAAATGACCTTAAAAACTCTTGGAATACAGGGGCGACAACAGCAGCTAATTCACTTGTAACTGCTGGGCAAAGGATTCTTGATGTTACTTCTGCAGGTGGTAAAAAAATTACCAATTATGTTTATAAGGATCCTACAAAACCAATTGAAACACCAAGTGCACCAAAACTTGGAATTGGAGCTCCACCACCAAGTATTAATAAGGGTATTGGTACCGGTGTAAAAGATGACAAGGGCGGTTCTAAATCGTCTGCAAAATCTAAAGCAGAACAAGAGGCTAAAGAGCGTCAACGACAAGCTGAGCAGGCAGCTAAAGCACTCGCTGATATTCGGTATAAATATGCATCCGAAGAAAAGAAAGTCGCTTTAGATCTTCAGAAGGCATTAGATGAGATTGAAAAATCTAAAATGACTGCCGATGAAAAAGCCGCTGCCAAAGTCAAAGCTGAAAAGGATGCTTCAGATAAGATCATCGCTATTCGTTTAAAAGAGTTTGAGGACTACAAAAAAGCTCGTGAAGAACAGATAGACAATTATCAGCAGCAAGCACAACGCCTGTATGAAATCGAAGCTGCTCGGATCCAAGCTGAATATGATGCCAAGAAGATTTCTAATGTTCGCAAAATTCAATTAGAGAAGCAGCTTGAAGATCAGTTACGTGAAATTAAGAGGCAAGGTCTTTTAGAGCGTTTGGCACTTGAGAACGAGCAAACAGGCATTACTGGTAAGCAGGGCAATCAAAACCAAATCACAAACAACATATCTGATTTAGAGACAGATCAGAAAGTTGCTGACACTAAGTCTATGGGCTTAATTAGTGATGCGGAAATGAAGGATTTTGAGGCTAAGTTTGGCGGCTTCACTTCTAGGCTGTCTAACCTATGGGAACAGGGCATTCAGTCTTTAATGAATGGCACATTGACATGGAGTAACGCAACTAAAGCAGTACTTGCTGACATGGGTGCATTTGCCTTGCAATCTGCTACTAAAGAGCTTCAAGGCTGGCTAAGAATCCAAGCGATTAAATTAGCACGTAAGCTCGGTTTCGTCGGTGCTGAAACGGCGGCCGAAGCTTCAGGTCAAGCTGCACAAACAGGGGCAACGATTGCAGGTGAAGCAACTCGTACCAGTGTTACTGCTGCGGGTGGTTTGGCTCGATTGGGCTTAAAGGCTGCTGAAGCTATCAAGGGCATCATGATGTCTGCTTGGGAAGCAATGGCGGGTGCATTCAAAGCAATGGTTGCCATTCCATACATCGGTCCAATTCTCGCCGTAGGTGCCGGTGCTGCTGCATTTGGTTTAGTTGCTGGTTTAGCCGGAAAGATCAAATCTGCTCGAGGCGGTTATGACATTCCATCCGGTGTGAATCCTGTTACTCAGCTACATGAAGATGAAATGGTTTTACCTTCACAACATGCAAATACCATTCGTGAAATGGGTAAAGCCATGCGTAGTGGTGCAAGTTTTGGAGCAGCTGCAGCGGCAGAAGGCGGAGGCGCTGGACCAACAATTCATATTAGTGCTGTGGATGCAAAAAGTATTGAGCGGCTATTAAAAAATAATGGTCGTGCAGTCGCTAACGGCTTACACAGCTATGTTCGTGGCTTTGGTAAGAATGGTAAGTAAGGGGGTATAAGTGTCAAACGTATTATTTCCAGAGTTACCCGGTCTTGAATGGGATACTTCAATTACTCCCATGTTCAACACCAAAATCATGACTTCAATTAATGGCCGAGAACTCCGTGCGAGTTTTCAGTCCGCTCCAAAATATGAGATCTCGTTGTCTTACGCATTTTTGCGTGAAAATAAGGGGAGAAAGGAATTGCAGCAACTACAAGGTTTTTATTTAGAGCGCCGAGGGGCGTTTGATTCATTTCTTTATAAGATGCCTGAAGATAATGAGTTTAGTTGTACCTTCATGGGAGATGGGGCAACAACTTCATTCCAGCTTTATAAGGATATGTATACAAGTCAATTGCCACTCGGAAATACCGAAGAGCAAATTGTCGGTGAAGTAGATCCTAATATGTGGAATCAAACACCGGTTAAAACTATGTGGAATTCTAACCAAGAGAAGTTGATGTGGAATACTGCATCTGCTCAGGTGACGAGTGATGGCAAATATATTCTTTCACAGCCAATTGAAGAGGGAGTAGAAGTAACTATAAAGGGTACTTTCTATTATCGATGCCGCTTTAAAGATGACACACAACAATATGTCAACTTTATGCATAAGTTGTGGAAGGCGAATAAGGTTGAATTAATTGGATCTCTAGGAAACAAGATATGAGACAAGCATCACCCAAACTTATAGCCTTATTGGATTCTTCCCAATTCGTTATGGCCGATTTGTACACCATCACGACCATACAAGGCATTGAATATCGATATACCAGTTATGACGTAAATTTGACGGTGCAAGGTAAGGAGTTTCGTGCTGACGGACCAATCATTAGCCGCGAAGGTACCAGCCTTTCATTAGGAATAGAAGTTGATAATTTATCTATCAAAATTGAAACCAATGAAAGCACTAAATTCGGTGATGTGCCTGTAGCACAGGCATTTCATAACGGCGTTTTAGATGGGGCTCGTTTTAAGCTTGAACGTATTTTTATGGATATAAATACCCCTACAGATACCAGTGCCGGAACGTTAGTTTTATTTGAAGGTCGCATTGTTGAGCCTGAACTCGATCGTTATGAAATTAACGCTAGTGTGGTTTCAGAAGTGGATGACTTAAAACTTCAAATGCCTAGAAACTTATATACACCAGGTTGTTTAAATACCTTGTTTGATAGCGCGTGTGGTCTGCTTAGTGCTGATTTTGCCGTAAATACGACAATTGGTCCGAATAGTACACCTAGTCGCATCCTATGTGATTTAAGTCAGCCACAAGGTTGGTTTACTCAAGGAGTTGTAGAGTTTGTAGAAGGTACTAATGTTGGTATTAAGCGTACAGTTCGATTGCATGAATCGGGCGCATTGCTTCTAACTCTACCACTTCTCGACATGCCAGCAATTGGGGAAACAATTCGAGTTTATCCGGGTTGTGATAAACGACTCGATACATGTACTAACCGTTTTAACAACCGTGCTCGCTTCCGAGGCGCGCCGTTTGTTCCAGTTCCAGAAACTTCTATTTAACGTTTTTATATTCAATTAAAGCCCTGCAATTCGCAGGGCTTTCTATTTGGGAAATATATTATGGCAGTTCCAGATAAAAATGCTTTAATCGGGCCTACGGTAACAGAGGCACAATTTAAAACAAATTTAGGTGTGATTGTAGATTTCATTAAACCTATTGAGTCTCAAATCCCTACATATGCAACTACCAATGCGTTGACAGTAACCAGACCAGAAGTAAATCAAACTTATGCAAAAGCTTTAGATACTGGCAAAGTTTGGTACTGGAATAAGCCAACAGGTTCACCAAGTGGTAATTATTGGAGTGAAACAAATCTAAGTGATTTTGATCAAGCAAAAAACTTCTCCAGATCATTGTTACCAATCACAGCCATTGGGAATATGTACTATAGAGAGCAAGATAAAAATGGTTACTTTGTTAACTTGACTAATGGGGAAATCAGAGCTGCAGCAAACACAGCGTTAACAGTAATTGAAGTTAAAGCTGGTCAAACATATGCAATTAAAGCTAGCTCATTTTCTCCAAATTGGTTCTGCGCTGGTGTTAAGTCTGATAGTGCATTAAGTGGTTTCTCAACAAAATTAACACTTACAGATACAAGTGACGCCAGTGTTAAATTGATAACAATTCCTGCAGGACCAGTAAATCAATATCTGTTTGTAAATACTTATCTTCAAGCTGGTACATTTGATATCCGCAACTCTTTAATTATAAATGAAGGTGACAAGATAACCTCTACAGATCCATTAAAAACGATCATTAAAGAAGCTAACGGCGGCATCATTTATGATGAAGATGCACAAAAAAAGATAGCAGACCTACAAGGTTTAACTATTAAAAATCCTGATCTAGAGACCTCTTCAAAAAATATTTATGAAGATGCTGATATTCATGAGAATTTTTATGTAAACCCGTCAACAAATAAAATTGGTACTGTTACTGGCACTCCATATGTGCCAACGGCTTTAGCGGTAATGCAGGTTGTCGCAGGAAAAACATACTTTATATATAGTCCGAGCTATCATCAATATTCATTTTCAGCAACATTAAGTGATACTGATATAGTAGCTGCAAACAAGCAAAATACCGCTATCACACTTGTAGACACTGAATATGCAAATGTTAAGTCCTTTACATTTAGCGATACGTCATTAAAGTATCTTTTTATTAATACTGAAGTTAGTTCGCAGGGCTTTAACATTAGAAACACTTTACGTGTACTTGCTGATGTGTATAGCGACGGCTACTACCTGTTCAAACTTAAAGGTGCTGCTCCGTTCGATGAAAAAGCCCATGAACGTTTGGATAATATTGATAGCCGTCTAGCTAATAAAGTGTGGGTGGGGGTTGGCGACTCAATCACTGAAAAGAACTTCCGAACAAACAAGAATTACCATGACTATATTCGTGATCGAGTTACTAATCTAAGTTTTTCAAATTATGGTAAATCTGGAACAGGTTATTTTGATCGTTTCAACGTTGCAGACACAATTACTGAAGTAGATCCAGATTTAATATCAGTATTTTGGGGAACTAATGACTGGGAGTATGCTAATAAGCCGCTTGGAAATTTTCTGGATACAACAACATCAACCATGTCTGGATGTATCAATACTGCCCTTAGCGGTCTAATCAATAAATTCACAAAGTCCACAATTGTTGTTTTTTCACCGTTGCCCCGACTTAATAACTGGGGTGAAAGTGGAACAAATAATAGTAACAACTATGATCTACTTGACTTAGTTTTGCTTATTAAAAGATATGCTGAGCACTACTCTCTACCTTTTCTCGATCTATATCATGAGTCTAACTTACCTGTTTGGACAACTGAAGGTAATAGAATTTACTTTACGGCACCAAGTCGTCCAGATCCCGACGGATTGCATCCGAATGATGAGGGTCATTTAAAGATTTCGTGGAGAGCACAGAAGTTCCTTGAGTTCTACTTATAGGGTGAGGGGCAAGTTTTGATATCTAATAAAAGGAATCTTGCTCAAGAGGCTGTTAAAGAGGCGCTTACTTGGCTTGGCACCCCTTATCACCACCAAGGCCGTGTAAAAGGTGTAGGGGTAGATTGTGGAACGCTGATCTGTGAAGTCTATGAAAAAGTGGGCTTGATGGATCACTTGGACCCGCGACCATACCCGCCTGATTGGCACATGCACCAGATGGGGCAACGTTATTTAGAACTCATTTTAGGTGTATGTGATCCGGTTGATGGCCCTCCACAACCGGGTGACATCGTTTTATATCACTTTGGCAAATGCATTAGTCATGGTGCAATTGTCATCGAGTGGCCGCAGGTCATTCACAGTTATATCCATCAAGGAGTCATTATTCAAGATGGAACAAAAGGAAGTTTAGCCCGGCGAATTGCCGGGTTTTTTCGTATGAAGAGGCTGAAAAAATAATGGGTGGATTATTTGGCGGTACCACGATTAGTACTACAGATACCCGTATTAACTCAATGCGGATTCAACAATCAGCTTATGGGCTATGTCAGCCATTGGTTTATGGAAAAACCCGTATTGCCGCAAACATGTTTTGGTATGGTGATTTTCTAGCAACGCCTCACACTACTGTCACTAAATCTGGTGGTAAGGGTGGCAGCACTAAAACTAGTAACACAACATTTAGTTATAGTGCGTCTCTCATGCTTGGCTTGTGTGAAAACCAGATTAAAAAGATTGGCTTGATATGGGTTGATAAGGAGCAATTTGTTTCCAAACAAGAAGGATCCATTGTTTTAGATCCAATTGACCAGCTTAAGTTTGAATTATTTGACGGAAATAATAACCCACCGTGGGGTTGGCTAGTTTCAAAACATCCTAATCAAGCAATTAACTATCCGTATTTGGGGTATGTGGCAGCTGCAAATTATGAGATGGGAAACAGTGCAAGCCTTTCAAATCATAACTTTGAGGTGATTAGTACAATTACTTTGTCGGAAACCATTGATGATGCCAATCCGGCAGATGTAATTGAAGATTTTATTACTCATCCACGCCATGGGGCAGCACCTAATTTAAACATGGCAGATTTAGAAGAGTTCCGCACTTATTGTCGGGCAGCAAATCTTTTAATTAGTCCAGCATTTACCGAGCAACGTGCAGCATATGAAACGATTAATGAGATTGTCGAGGCAGTAAATTGTGCCGTGGTACCAAGCCCCGATGGCTTGAGAATCCGTTCTTATGGTGATTCAGCAATCACTGGTAACGGTTTTACTTTTACTCCGGATCTCACACCGGTTTATCACTTAACTGATGATGATTTTATTAGTGATGATGAGCCAGTAAGAGTACGCCGTAGCCGTGACACCGATGCTTATAATCATATTCAGATTGAATACATTAATCGGTATAACCAGTACAACACAGAAACGACTGAAGCGAAGGACCAAGCAAATATTGAAATGTTTGGCTTGCGTACTGAAGATCCAGTAGAAAACCATTTCTTTTGTGAGCCTAAAATAGCTCGTCATGCTGCACAGCTTCGCTTGCAACGTTTGCTTTATGTGCGTAATGAATATGAATTTACTTTAGGGTGGAAGTACTGCCGGTTAGAGCCAATGGATATTGTCACGATTACTGATGAGGCATTAGGTTTAGATCAATTCCCTGTACGTATTACACGTATTGAAGAAGATGAGTTCGGTGAATTAACAATTACTGCAGAAGAGTTAGCTGTAGGTTCAAGATCTGCCATTGAATATGATTCACAAGCTTCTAACGGCTATCAAGGCGGTAATGAAGAACCGGGCAATGTGAATGCACCTGTTATTTTTGAACCTCCGCTGGATCTAACAGACGGTAAAAATCAGGTGTGGGTTGCAGTGTCTGGTGGTATTAATTGGGGTGGCTGTAATGTTTGGGCCAGTCTTGATAATACGACTTATGAAATGATTGGCACTATTTACGGTTCTGCAAGATATGGCCAATTAGTAACAGCCATTGACACTGATGATACGGCTTTGCAAGTTGAACTTAACACAACAAGTCAGATTTTTAGCGGCACTTTAGAAGAAGCTCAAGCTGACCAGACCCTTTGTAAAGTAGGTGATGAGTACATTAACTACCAAGTGGCCACACTAAATGGATCAGGTCTTTATACTCTTAGTAATATTTTACGTGGACGTTTCGATGATGCTCAAAACCATAGTGCAGGTGAGCCATTCGTACGACTTGATCGAGCTATCTTTAATTATCTTTATAATGAAAATCTGGTGGGTAAACAGATCTTCTTAAAGTTCACAAGCTTTAATGGGTTAGAGCGTAAAGAGCAAACATTGGATGAGGTAACTGCATACAGCTATACGTTAAATGGTGGACGACCTGCAGGTGTTAAAGGCCTGTCACTTCAATCGCCGTTTGTAGGTACTACATTTAAAGTTCAATGGCAAAGTTCAACAGGTGCGGATGGTTACCGTGTTCAAGTCTGGTCAAATGGCGCATTGATTCGTGAGGTAGATACAACCAATACGGATTACAGCTATTCAATTGAAGAGGCTAAAACGGATGGTATAGGCAGGGCTTATACAATACGTGTAGCAAGTAAGAATGGCGACCAGATCAGCACGTACGCAGAATTAAGTATTAGCAATCCGGTACCGCCAGTACTTCTTAATGTTTACACCTCAGCCACTATTGATTCAGTCACAGTGACATGGGTACCAAGCGAGGTTCCTGATCTGAAAGACTATGCTGTTTGGCTCAGCAGTACTTCAAACTTTGATCCAACACAAACATCGCCTTCGTGGACCGGCACGGAATTAACAACCACAATTGGAGGGTTGCAACCAACAACACCATATTACATTCGTGTTGCTGCACGTGATGTGTGGGAAAACACAGTCTGGAACTATTCAAATCAGATTACTCAAAGTACTTCTGAAGCTTAATTTAAATTAATTTTTAGCACCCAAATGGGTGCTTTTTTTGCCTACTTCTGGAGTAAAAAGGCATGGAACCAGTTTCTACAAGCGGTTTAACAGCATTATTAAAATTTTATGGGGCAGCAATTATGGTGACTTTAGCGGTTGCCTTAGTTGCAGCAGTTGTATTGATGACACGTATGCCACGTTCACCTCAAGAATGGGCAGTAGGCCTTATTTGTACGGTTGTTTCAAGTTTAGCTGGTGGTTCATTCATTATTGTGAAGTGGGGGCTTCATGAATGGATTACTGATATTTGGGGGATGATGGCACTCGGTGGTTTCTTCTTTGTTTGTGGTATTCCCGGCTGGGCTTTGGTCCGGTGGACATTTAACTTTATCAACAAACAGGAAGGAAAGACGATTATTGAGGTAATCAAAGAAGTTAAGAAAGCCAGAAATGATATCGAAAACAGTTAATGCCGCCTTCGGGCGGTTTTATTTAGAAGTACACGTATAAGAGAGTAATTATCTGTTGACAGCGCGAGCCTCTGACTACTACTAAATCCTATTGACAACCAATATTATGAAATGACCACCACAGGGTGGTTTTTCTATTTTTACGGGTAGGAAAAGTATGTATGAAAAGTGAGTCAATTAGCAGAAACAATTTTTTAACAAAGTCAGCGGAAGCCCTTCCGCCTGATATTAAAAAACGGATGGGGGTAAAGTTCGTCTATTAATTCTATGAGAAGTAAGAAATGTACTTTATTCCAAAAAAGCAAAAACCCCAGTGTTGGCGCACTGAGGTTTTTAGTTCCACTTAACCGTCGAGAATCAAGGAGAAGTAATACTATGCCTGAAATTATAGCAGTGATTTTAAAATATGTAGAGGTCACAATGGAAAAATATGGATTTGTAAAAGTAACAGGATCTATCTTATTCGGCATCTTTCTTTGGCAATTTTCAAACATTATTAATGCCTGTGCAAAGTTGATTGAGGTAGTACGATGAAAAATAAGTACACTTGGTGGGATGTGGGTAAATCAATATTATTGATCTCCATCCCCATATTACTATGGAGGCTAGATACCATAATACTAGCGCTCAAAACCTAGAAGCCGACCCATTAAAAGGTCGGTTTTTTTACGTCTAAAGGAAAGTGAAATGAACATCGAACAATATCTTGATGAGTTGATTAAGCGTGAAGGTGGGTATGTAAATAACCCGGCTGATCGGGGAGGAGCAACCAAATACGGTATTACTGAAGCAGTTGCTCGCGCAAATGGTTTTAAAGGCAACATGCGAGATTTGCCGCTTGATGTGGCTAAAGCAATTTATAAAAAACAGTATTGGACAGCTCCACGATTTGACCAAGTGAATTCGATTAGCTCTGCTGTGGCAGAAGAGCTTTTAGATACCGGTGTGAACTGTGGTACCGGCTTTGCAAAACCTCTTTTACAACGTGCATTAAACTTATTGAATAACCAGGTTAAAGCAGGTTGGTCTGATTTATCAGTAGATGGAATTTACGGACCAGCCACATTAAATGCACTTAAAACATATTTGGCCAAACGTGGGAAAGAAGGCGAGAAAGTTCTATTACGTGTGCTGAATATCATGCAAGGCCAACGCTATATCGAAATCTGTGAACGCAACCCTAGCCAAGAACAGTTTTTTTATGGCTGGATTGCTAACCGGATCTCATAGTATGAAAGTCTTTCATTGTAAGCGTTCTAAATTTGCATTGATTCTAACAACGCTGTGCATTCTGTTATCAGGATGCACAGCTCATACGATAAATACGAATGTGAATGTTGGAATTTGTGTGAAAGCCCTTTGATTAGGGCTAATTTATTGACTTTAATAAATGTTTTATAAATAATAAAAAAAACTTTTAAATTAATTATGATCGATAAGTTAAAGCTGCCATTTGGCTTAAGTGTATTAGAATTAGTCAGCCTAATGGGTTTTTTGTCACTCGGCTATTCTTTACTTTATAAGATTTCTTTTTATGGTTTTATTGGCATTCCATGGTATATCAATAACTTTACTCCACAGACTTTATTTTTTTCATCAATTAAATTAATTTTTGTATCATTCCCTGCAGCATTATTAGGCTGGTATTGTGGAGGCTTTTTTAAAAATAAAAGTTTTATTTTTTTGCTTTTCACCTTTTTTATACCTTTAATGTTTTTATCATACTTACTTGTTTACAAGGAGGATTTTATACCTTTTTATGTTGTCCCTTACATTGTTATTTTTATATATATGATTTTTATAGGGTCAGATATATTACAAATAAAAGAAATGAATTATCTTCCTTCAAAAAATGGAGAAAAACTTCTTTCTAAAAAATGGCTTATTCTATGGTCTATTTTAAAAAAATTACATCTTTTCACAGCTCATGCTCGGAAACTATTCTATTCATTGATATTTATAACTTGTTTTGTTTTAGTCCCTTGTCTGATCGGTAATTTTGAAGCAAAAAGGTTAATTATTGATAAAGAAAACTTATTGAATGAGGTATTATTAAATAATGATAAAGAGAATTGGTATATTTTAGATGTTTCATCTGATAAGTGCTTATTAATTAATAAATATAATGATTTTAAAATAGTTAATATAAATGAAATTAAATACTTTAAAATGCCTAAAAAAACAAGGGTATTATAATTGAAAATATGATCATACAATTGGTTTTAAATTGATTGGCCTTCACTTATCGCCAAGGTATCATTATAAATCTAATCTTACCTATATTTTCTTTAGAAGCTCGTGTGATCCATATATGAATATACGGTTCACACGATCAATCTCAATGGTGTGATAGCTTTCAAATAGAGGTTACTAATCTATTTTGTATCCCTTTTCTCAATAGCTTCTCGGGCCTTTTGCGGAGTTAGATTATAAAGTTCATCTAGCTCTCTTGGCTCAGTAATTGTTTTTCTAATAATAAAATTAATTAAGTCAAACATTTTTGAGGCTATAAAATCTACATCTTCTTCATTCATTTCACCTGGGTGAACAGAATTGTTACCAGTCAACCGAACAGTATCAGCGGCTTTCTGAATCCCTCCATTCAATTTGCCTTCAGCAACAAGATTGCCAATCTCGGAATTAATATTTTTACCTGGTTGACCTAAGTGTACTAAAAGTTTTTGCAAAGCTAGGCGCAATAAAGCTGCAGCAGCTTTAGGGGAGGCGTTATAAACTTGTTTTGCTTCTTCAAAATCAGCTTTAACATCCTCTGGCATATCAGCTTCGGCTTTAACTATCACATCTGATTTAGGATAAATCATCTCTGAAGTATTTGGTCCAGTATAAGGGCTACTTGTACGCCAGATAGAATCAGAATCACAATGTGAGCATCTTGCTAAAGTTATAATTACGATTGGATTTTTTATGTCATTGTAGTTTAAGCGACTCCAATTCATCTTTGCATAAACGCTACAATTAGGGCAAATAAATGCTTCACTATTTAATTTTGGCTGTAAATGCTCCATTATTCCCTCTTTTTTATCTATTTAACCGATCCTAAAATTGGAATCATCTGTGGCTCTGCCATCCGAGCCTTACCAATGATCTCTACTAACTCATCATAAGTTAAATGAAAAGAATCTTCACTATCAAAAACATAGACCATATTTTTGCCTTCATACTCTGGCGGTGTTGGCGCCACGAAACGCTTAGGAATTAGAGTTTGAGTTAATTGTTCATCGTTTAGTCGTGTAAAGTTCATACTACAGTCCTTATTAATGGTTTTATTGAGCAAACATTTGCTCAAAATTAATAAAATTAAATAAATATGAGCAAATATTTGCTCATTTAGTTATCAACGGCAGCTCATCCCACCGAAACGGATTTCTACTCAATTTATCCCGAGACATCGACCAGTTCCGACCTGGTACATAACAGGTACTAATACCGATTTTTTTCTTTCCAAATTTTGCGTGCACGTTATCTAGTGTTTTCATCAATTGTTCTTTCTTTTCTATTGCTTCAAAATCTGTGAGCAGGTCATATGTATGGCCAGCCTTAGGTTCTAAACCTGTTAGTATCACGCCGCACTTCTTATACTTAATACCTTCTTTATAAATGTGAGATACCATTTTTGTTGCAGCTTTTACGAAATCTAAAGCGCTATCTGTAGGTTCAGAGAACGAACCCGTGATTGATTTATTATAATAAGGGGCACTTTCATCAAATGGACTTGATTGTACAAACACTAGGAGACAGCCACAAAGCGACTCTTCATCACGCAAACGTTTGCAAGCTTCTTGTGCGTGCATGGCTATTGCTTCTTTCAAATCAGAGAGTTCAGTAACTTTTGTACCAAAAGAACAAGATTTTATGATTTGTTTTTTTGAAGGTGGAGTATCTTCAATCTCTATACATGCTATGCCTTGCAATTCATTAATTGTTCTAGCCATCACTATTGAAAATTGGCGTTGCATTTCGCGTGCTTCAGTACAAGCTAGATCTAATACTGTTTTAACTCCCATAGTGTGTAATTTCTTTGCATGTTTACGACCGACACCCCACACTTCACTTACATCGATCTGATCAAAATAATATTCTTTATTGCATAGATCCATGCTCACTAAATCACACACCCCATTAAATCCCGAATTCTTTTTAGCTATATGGTTTGCTATCTTTGATTCAGTTTTACTTCTTCCAATCCCAACGCATACCGGCAGTCCTAGCCACTTCAATATTTTCGCCCGCATTTCTTGACCTACAGTTTGCAGATCAAAATTCTTTTCATAAGCGGAGAAATCAACAAAGCACTCATCGATTGAATAACTTTCAACTTCTTCTTCAGTAACGTATGAGCCCAATATTTTGTGAAAGCGCCGTGACATTTCAGCATAAAGTGCATAATTACTTGATAGCACTATTACACCATGTTGCTGAACTAAGTCTTTAATTTGAAAAAGAGGTACACCCATGCGGATGCCAAGTGCTTTAGCCTCATTTGAGCGGGCTACAGCACAGCCATCATTATTCGAAAGCACAATTGTACTTTTATTATTTAGACTTGGATTAAAGACTCTTTCACAAGAGACATACATGTTATTTACATCGATGAGAAAAAAGACTTTATTTTCGTGTCTCATGATCGTTTTCTTGTATTTTTTAGAATATAAGTAACGACTCCCCAAATTATTAACTCTTGGCCATCCGACAAATAAATATTTTTATATTCAGGATTTTCTGCCTTGAGCCATTTTCCTGTCTCATCAATCATTAAGCGCTTAACAGTAAAATCATTATCAATGAGAGCAATAACAATATCGTTGTGTTTAGCATCAAGACTTCGATCAACTATTAGCTCGTCATCTATATCAATGCCTGCATTTAACATTGATAGTGAAGCGACTCTTACGATAAATGTTGCCTCTTCATTTTTAATAAGATGTTCATTCATGTCGAGTGATCGATCAATGTAATCTTGAGCTGGCGACGGAAACCCAGCAGATATTTTTTCTATAGCTAATGGTATTGATATATGTGTTGAAGGAGTAACTAATTTTATTGAGGCCACATCAGTCAAAGCATTGCCTAGCTTAAGGTGCGGCTTGATTTCAATAATGAAAGGTTCGATAGTGCTCATAGTTACTCCTTGATTTTGTTACATAATCAAGATGATATGCTAGAGCATAGTTGAAATTCAAATTTAAAAAGTTGTGGATAAATAATGACTAGTCGTAACTTGTCGTTCTCTAGTGTGCGTTTGGTCGGAAAATCAACGGCGCTAATTTGCAGTTTTTTTTGGTTTAGGGAAGTAGTCAGCAGTAAATTCACCGACCGGCATTTCAAAGAAAAATTGATCCGCATCTTCTTTTTTGCAGTTTAGCCAGTCATTTCGATATTTTTCTGGAATAACGATAATTGACCGTTTTTCATCTTCAGGCTTATGAAACTGTGACATGAAAGGATGGTTATCAGCATTGATAGTCAGCATCGACATTGATCTAACTTGCTGGCCATCAATCACAGTTGACTCGTAAATAGCTGCAACAGTAAAAGGTAGGCCATCTTCGCGGTATATTCCCCAGCGTTCAGCTTTGCCATTCACATATCTCGGTTCATAGATTTTTTCTACAGGTATTAAAGCAAACTGGCTTTTAGTCCATGCATGTCGAAAGCTCGGCTTTTTATCTACCGTCTCGGTTCTAGCATTGTATGTATATTTCGAGAACTTCAAATCATGGTTCCATGGTGGAATCATTCCGAACTTTACTTGGCGCCATTCTATGTGGCTATCTTTAGAAAAAATAAGAGGGCAGTCGTAACCCGGGTAAACATCCGCTTTATATTCGAAAGTAGGTTCGAAGAGATCTAGAAGGTGCACCCGGTCTTTACTTATTGGTTCGTAGTTTGCGCACATAGACCACCTGTTAATTAGCCCAACTATCTACAATATTAGCCCAGTCTTGCAGCATTTTTCGTCTGCTTTCTAGGTATTTTGCATGGTTATATGTAGCTCTGGTTTTATTTCCATCTGCATGTGCCAACTGCTTTTCAATCCACTTGTCATCGTAATCTTTTTCATTAAGCAAGGTTGATGCAGTAGCACGAAAATCGTGTGCTGTCACATCAGACAAGCCTATGTAATCAAGCATTTTATTAAGTGTTGTGGCTGAGAGCATTCCGTCTTGATAAATAGCTGGAAAAACATACTCACGGTTGCCAACAATCTTGCGTTGCTCTTGAAGAATATTGAAAACTTGGTCAGACATTGGGACGATGTGAATACGCTTCTTTTTCATCATCTCTTTTGGGAATGTGATTGTTCTTGCTTCAAAATCTACATATTCCCACTTCATGCGACGGATCTCGATAGTCCTAAGCATAGAGTAGAGCATTACTAGCCCAGCATTTTTAACCGTAGAAGATCCACCATAATTATTTAATTTATTTCTAAGTTGTACAGCCTCATGTTTTTCCATTGGCCTTGCGTGTTCTATTTCTGGGCGCTCAACTACATTTTTAACTGCATAAGTAGGATCATAATCAGCTCTAAGTGTGGCGATTGCATAACGCATTACACCACCAATAAAAGTTCGATTTTGGATAGCTGATACTTCGCCGGTACCATGGTTTTTTTGACGCTTAACTCGTGCAATTGTTTTTTTCATTATTGTCAAAACATCTGCCGAGGTAACCTCTTTAATATCTTTATCACCAATAACTTTTAAAATATCTTTATCGAGTGCTCGCTGAAAAGCTTCTTGATATCGCTCTGATCGATTATTTAATTTTTCTTTTTTAAACTCTGCAGCTACATCTTTAAATAGAACTCTATTGTCATATTCATCGTGTTTAGCTTTTTTCTGGTTTTCTTTTTCTTCGACTGGATTTATACCACTTGCTACTAATGATTTAGCTTCATCTCTTTTTGTACGTGCTTCAGCTAATCCAACAATGGGATATTCGCCTAGGCTCATCATCTGAGTTTTTTTGAGCCACTGAAAACGATAGCGCCAATACTTCTTACCATTGGGTTTAATTTCAACACATAAGCCGTCGGAATCACCAATTCGATAAAGCTTTTCTTTTGGTTTTGCACTTCTGATTTTTGAGTCACTTAACATGAAATCTTGAGTATCCGATTTGATTTTTGAGGCGGTACTCAA